TGTCCGGCGTAACTGAAACAGACTGACTTGTTAGTGTAACGCGTGTTTCGTTCTCTGCGGCGACTGACAACGTGCCCGGAGTAACGCTCAGAGCCTGCGGCACTAAAGAAAAGCGACTGCCTCGCGTAACCGTAAACGTATCGGGCGTTAGCGACAGAGCCGCGCTAGACAGCGTAATAAACTTGTTAGATAGAGCGCCGACCCCTATCGTGCCCGGAGTAACCGAAACAGACTGACTTGTTAACGTGATGCGTGTTTCATTTTCCGCTACGACGCCCATCGTGCCCGGAGTGAAACTAAGCGCCTGTGGCGTCAGTGTGACGAACTTGTTAGTCAGAGCCGCAACGCCCACCGTGCCAGCCGCAATATTAACTGACTGACTTGTTAGCGTGACGCGTGTTTCATTCTCAGCGAATACGCCCATTGTGCTCGGCGTAATACTCACCGCCTGAGGCGTTAACGTAACACGGGTCTCGTTCTCCGCTACGACTCCCATTGTGCTCGGCGTAATGCTTACCGCCTGAGGAATCAGCGAGAACTGCGTAACCTCCGAAGTAACAACCGACATCGTACCCGGAGTGAAGCTGAGTGCCTGAGGGATCAGCGTAACGCGAGATTCAGACTCTGCGAAGACGCCCATCGTAGCAGGGGTTAGCGATACTGCCTGAGGAGTTAGCGAGAACGTTGTGCTCTGCGATACGCTGGCGTTGATGTCGGCGTTTGTATATGTACCACCAAATACGGTTCCATCGGCCTCAACTGCACGAACAAGAATCTCATCATTGTTGGAGACTTGTGCGCTGTCTAAGGTAAAGATCAGAAGAACTTCGGTATGGTCGTTACCTGCTGATGTATAGACTGTACCCGCGTTAGCAGATTCATACATCAAACCTGCATTGAACGTACCGCCACCACCTATACGATCCGTTGCACAGCTTCCCCCATCAGTAATGCTGGTCGAGTTAGCGAACTGAATAGGCGTAGTACCGCTAATATCTGTCCAGCCACCAGAGTTCTGGTTGTACTGCCACTTAATAGTAAGTAGAAGAGATTTGTTAGCGCCATTGGTTTCAGCGATAGCTAAGCGGCAGTGGTAGATCGTATCAGCGTCGAGCGTCTGTTGCGCGCCAGCACTGCCTACAATCGTAGAGCCTGATTCCGTACCGTCTTGGTAAAAGGCATAGTCCTGCTGTTGCCATATCGGACTTACTGGAGCACCCATTAGGGTTTCCTCTCGTCGCTTAGGAATCCAGATTTAGGTGGCAAATCGGAATCGTTGCTGATTACGTCCCACAACATGCGATATTCTTCGTCAGCCATAACTGACCCGAACAATACGATTTTGGTAGGTGGGTTAGCTTCAAATAAGTATTCGAAAAAAGCAAAGTGGTCAACAGATCGCCAACCACCGCGCTCAGGCCAGTATACGTAGTAATCGCGGGAAGATTCAATGCGCCTGCCGACTAGCTCATCTTTGACCAAGATAGCCTGTACGCCACGCTTAGGCGCTAGCTCAGGTTCCCCGTAATACGAAGAACCATCTGCGTAGTAAATCTTCCATTGCATTTCATTACGCCACGGTAGCGATAGTACCAGCGTTGATCGTAATGTCGCCTAGGTCGAGGTCCAGCGGTGTCGTGCCTGAGTCGGTGGTCATATCCCACACGCAGAACGCATTCTGAGTACCCGTATGGGTAGTCGAATAAAGGATCGCTGAGCGAATGTCCGCAGCGCCGCCTGTACCCGGAGATGTCCAGCTTACCGCGCCGCCCAGAGCGATGGTAACCGTACCACCCGCTTCGGTGACGTTGATTGTCGCTGTCTCACCGCCCGGCGTGTAGTTCGCGCCTGTGACTTCAGTGAAGTCAGCGCTGTCCGGCGTAGCCGTAGAGGCGAGGATCGTGTCGATGTCGTCAGACACCAGCATGATTTTGAACGTGTCAGCATCGAGGTTTACACCGTTGGTAAGGTCAGACGCTGCGGCTGACAAGTTCATGTTCTTTTTAGCTTCTTCAAATATAACAACCGTGCCCTGTGCCATCGGTATCTCCTAACTTAATCGAATACTACTTGGTCAGTAGCGATTTTTATGTTGAAAGGCCCTTCAGTACTCGTGTACTCAGCGCCCCAATCAACAATACATACGGGTTTATTGTCTTTTGAAGCGTTAATTATCATGTATCCACGCGCCGTAATGGTGCTGTTTGGAAGGGTTAACGAGTCAAAAGTAAGGCACCCAGCGCCTCTATCTACCCAAACTTTCGGGTTTTCGAGGGGCATACCGCCTTTACGATACCCTTTCCCAGAGACTTCGCCTTGCTCCATGTAGCAAGCGCAATCATCTCCTAGATCTGCGTCTGAAGTGTAGAGCACGATACGGTATTGATCCTCCAGCGTGTGTACTCCCGCTAGAAAATCAGCTTTGGTTTGTGCAGGTATGCAGGTCTTTATCGCCGTTACACCACCGTCGCGGCGTCAATCTCCGCCTGTTCAGCTAACATGTCAGCGACAGCATCCTCGATAGCCGCCATCACGACATTCTGCTTAGGTTTGTCCTTCGTAGAAGACAGGAAATCCTTAATGGTGATCGCGTGAACCTCGTCGTTGTAGTATCGCAGTCCGTCACTGCCTACACCGTAGAGCTGATATGTTACGTCAACGTCATACACAGACGGTAATGCGTCTTCACGCTCACGACGCTGTACGATCTCGATGCGGCGCACAAACACATGGTCTTGAACAGCCAACTGCTTAACTTTGTTCCCGCTTATCTGAATCGCCATTAATCAGTACCTTTTCATCATTGACCATTAGGACGAGAGGAGACGTAATTGGACTCCCTTCCACCCTGAGTTGAGCCATCCGCTTGGATATTTCTCGGCTTGGTTTTAGTCGCACCTGTGATCGCACCGTTTGCGTCACGCTGGAATTGGACATCTTCTTGCTCCGGCTGCATCTGTGCTTGCATCATGGCTTGCTGCATCGCCTGTTGTTGCGCCACCATCTGCTCAATACTTTCACGCGGTGGGACAATGCGGTCCACATTCGTGTTGAGATTGCCTGCCAGATCTCGCATAAGCTCTGCGATACCCGGAAGGCCAGAAATCTGTTGTGCAACAGGAGATTCGAGCAATAGACGTAGGAACTCGGTCTTACGAACGGCTTCAGCCTCTTTGACCACAAGAGACATCGCGCCACGAGCCTGAATCTGGACATCACCGATCAGGGCAGGATCTTGGCTATAGCGCATATTGCGCTGGTACTGGCGCTCAAGCATCGGGGTCATCACATCATTATCGATGTTATTAATAACCTGCTTGATGGACTTACCTGCATTGCTAATGAGCATTGACAGACCAGATGAGGTTCTTCCAGCTCCCGGTACGTGCTCCCCTGTCATGTATCGTGGTATGCCTGTCACCTCGTCGGCGAGGTTGAGGAACCGATCAAACACAGCCATAAGCTCCTGAGCGTTCGAGTTAGGCTGGAAGAAAGAGAGTGGCGGAGTCCCATCGTTGTAATCACTGGTCTGGAACTGCCAAATTTTCCATGGATACATCTGTGTAATGTCTTCACCCGCAGGGAGACGGCTGATGTTCACACCCACTTGTGGACCTGATGATAAGCCCATGTTGTTAGCCAGTGCGCGTGCAGCCGCGTTACACATCTGTTGAGCGTCCATCGCAAGATCAGCGACACCGTTACCGTCCAAGCGACCCGGAACTTTCTCGAATGATGTAACAAAATACGGTTTACGTCCCAGTGGGTCGTAGTTAAGCACCGCTTTTATCACGGTGTTGTTAACCATCCAGACTTCACACGGGTACGACATGAACGGATCAGCGGCCTCTTCCTCGGACATGCCCCATTCCATGAGTAGTTTGCCGGGGATTGAGTCCCATAGCTGTATGGCGCTCACAACGTCCTGCGAGCCTTCTTCGAGATCAAGGCCCGTCACATCCTCTGACACGTCGATATCGCCTTCAAGCCAGTCTGAGCCGCCCATAGAGCCGAAATCAATGAGTATTGAGCGAATAGAGTCTTCACTAAACCCTTCAACGCCCATCATAGCCTGTAGGTCGTCGCGGGTTAGACTGTGTAGCTCGATAACGGGGATATTGGCGACATCATCGCCCCACGGTGCCCAGTAGAACTTAAACGGATCAACGCGTTCCCACTCGTCACGAACTTTCTCAGTAACGGCGAGGCCACCCTGCGCCCACTCCATCATCTTACGTTTGCGAGGGACTGGCCCTTTCATCACGGCGAACGGGAACGTCGCAACGTCATCCACGAACTCGTGCATAGCACGTGTGAACCCGCCCTCAATGAGTTGGTCTTCCATCCGCGCTTCCATACGGTCTACGCGCTTGTCAGCCTCATGCTTCAGCTCACGCATCGCCGTGTCTTTCATCCCACGAACAAGTTCCTGTAACTGTTCTGGAGGCAGCGGCGCGTTACCCTGCTGGTAATACATCTGAAGATTCTGCTGGAGAATCATCTGCATTTTCGCTTGGGCATCGGGGGGTACGTCAGGTATAGGTGTTGCGGAGAGGGACCACGGCTTATCAGCCCCAGTGCCTAGGAGGGTGTCACGCATCCATGCTGTCGCCGTACGGCATTTCGTACTGACGATGCCCATGAAGATCTCAGACCCGCCCTGCTCACGTATGTCACGCAGCTTCTCAGGCGGGTACTCCATGTTTCGCGCACGGACACAGTCTAGCAGACGCTGCTCGACGCCATCACGCTTGTAGTCCCGCATGGTGACCCAACGGCTACGGACGTGAGACGCAAGTCCTTGGATGACAGGCGTTTGGTTCTGTTCTTCAGACGCCCGTTTCGCTCGCTCCTCAAGATCAGAAGCGCTCGCCACGGGAATCAGTGCGGCTCCGAGTGTCTGCATGGTCGTATACTTACTTGCTATAGCTCATTAGCGTATAGCATAGACGTAACACGTTAACAAGTAAACCTGATGCTGCGCTCTAACAGGCATGTTAGCCTGACTCATTTCTTGACGCTTTTCTTGCCTTGGCATCCCCACGCCTTGCGTCGTGCTTTCAGCTTCTCAGATTTCGTCCCATCTTTGCTCGCTTGCCCCGAACTGCGCGCACAATAGTTGTCTCCACGTTTCGTACCGGGGTGCGCCACGCGCTTGTGTGTTTTCCCCTCGCTGTCCTTGTACGTGGTGCCATTGGCGTACTTCTTGTCTGCACTCTGCTTTTTCTTTTTCTCAGCCATGAAACTCTCCGTAAAATTCAGGGCGTATCACGTCCACCCACTTGCTTTCACTTGACGCACCTCGCGCCGTTGCGAGTCGTTGAGGCTGGCCCCGAACGTCTCACCGCCGTCTGCATGAAGACACAAGTACTGGAAGGCATCGGACACGTCAGACCAAGGATGGCTCTTCTCGGGCTTCTCATCCTTCTCGCCTTTCGTGTTTATCTTATACCGATATTTCCCCGCCATTGCTTGGATCAGAGGCAGCGCGTTCTCTTTACACAGCACGAGTGACGAGCGCCCATCGACGATCCGCCCAAGGTACTGCTCTACCGCAGCGAGGCGCGCCGCGATGGCATTAGACCGCGCAGGCTTGATGGAAAACCCTTCGGATTTGTAGATGTCCGCCACCGTCCGCTCGTCTGTCTGCACCCGTTGGAACGCCGCCGGGTCAATAATCACTCTAAACGAGCGTCCTGCGAACTTGTTAGTGAGAAGCGGCTTCAACCGCTCACGAATGAACCGTAACGCCCCCATCCCCTCAGAGATCAACGCGTCATACACCACGATCCTACCGTCATGGGTCACCTGCCCAATCACCGCCGCAGGCGTGAGTCCGGCATCGATCCCAATCAGTATGGGACTCCCGTCTTGTATCGGTGTCAAAGGTTCTGCGGAGACGTGCCATGCACGGTCAAACGACCTAAACACAGGCTGCCCCGACAACGATTTCCCGAACTCGGCATGGATATACACCGCAATCCAATCATCGGTCTTCCCTTGCGCCAAGTTGTCGTAGTACTCGTCCGGCAAAAACCGTGTCCAGTCCGCCTCAGGAGACAGACCCGAGGGCTGTATGGTCACATGCACGTTGTCAGGTGGGTCCGAAAGGAGCGTTTCCCAGAAGGTATCTTGGTCCGGCGGGTTGGTCATCCCCCACAAATGGGCGTTCGGCTTCCCATCATCGGTCATACACCCTACGCCATTCATCATTTTGTCGGGGTAACGACCCAGACGACCCTGTGCGGCGTTATAAATATCGGGGTGAATCTCCCTAAATTCGTCGAAAATAAAGAAACTCGCCTGCAATGAGAGTAAGCGACGTACGTCATTGGCGTCATCCAGACCCCTGAACAAGACTTCACACTCGATGTCCCCCAATTTTATGATGAATTTGTACTCCGTTTTCAGGAATGTACCCATCACACCATCGGGAATCCACTTCATAAAGTCAGGAATCGAGGTATCGCGGAGCTGTTCTCGCGTGTTTCGCACCCAAATAGCCCTTGATCGGCGAATTCCATCCTTACACGGGGCCATCATCGCTGCATGGTGCAGGATCTTCATCACACCCGCCGTTGTTTTCGTCGAACCCACAGGCCCCACGGCTAATGCAATGAACTTGTCAGAGTAAAAGAACGCGTCAAGCGACTCGATAACCTCGAAATTAATCTCGTGCATCGATGGTTTGCCCCTCAATCGTCACCGAATCGTCCCGATCTTTAGCCCGTGTGATATTTATCACCACTTGTGGGCCTCCCAAGGACTGGGCTTCGTTCTTACCTACGGACATTTTGCGCAGGATCTCCAAAAATGAGGACATAGCGGCAGGAGACACGTTCGGATCAAGGCATCGCATCGTCATGCGCTCCATCAAAAACGCTAATTGTGCCCGAGCTAAGCCAGATAGCGCTTCTTCGTTTCCCGCATTGATCTCTTCGAGCAGGGCGGGCGGGATCGCCAAAGCTTTTGCCACTGCCTTGTTATCAGGGTCGAGCATGTCAGTGTCCTGTCCAAGTAGTTATGCCGACATGTTAGTCAAGAATACGGAGTTTTACAATATGTAACATGTTAGTGAAAAAGTAACGGGGCAGAAAAAGGGGGCGGGGTAATTTTGGAAGTAGGAAAAGGGGGGCGGG